GATTATTGTCGAGCGGGGGGACGTGGGTAACTTTATCAACATGCCCTACTTCGATGCGGAGATGCCCCAGCGGTATTGCTTCGATGAGAAGGGCGAAGCGATGGAGCTCGATGAGTTTCTGGAGGCTGTCGACAAGAAAAGCGTACTGTTGTCGGATCTGGAGGCTATTCGTAGCACGACCCAGACGCGCAAGCATTTTGATGACGGACCTCCGTGTATTCGAAACATCTTTTCGGACGGGCCGCAGTCGGAGCCGCGCAATAAGCTGCTCTTTTTTATGGGCGTGTACTGCAAGAAGAAGTTTCCGGACAGTTGGCAGAATGCGTTGGAAGAATATAACCGGACGTTGTTTTCTCCTCCGCTGCCCTCGACGGAAGTCATGACGGTTATCAAGCAGCATGAAAAGAAAGACTGGGGGTACACTTGTAAGGATGAGCCGTTCAAGTCGTACTGCGATCCCGCGCTCTGCGTGTTGGCAAAGCATGGGATTAGCGACGATGCTCCGGATGCACCACAGGTTGGTGGCCTGACGATTATGCTGTCCGAGCCGCGGTTATACTTCATGGATGTAAACGGGCTGCGCATTCAGTTGAGCACCGAGCAGCTACAGAACCAAACGCTCTGGCAACGGGCCTGCATGGAGCAGTGCAACTTTATGCCTCCGACTACCAAGGCCAACAAGTGGCAGCAGATGGTCAACAGCTTAATGAGCCAAGCGACGTACATCGATGTACCGGAGGAAGAGACGTATGCGGGGCAGTTCAAGAGTCATTTGGTTTCTTACTGCACGAGCCACATTCGAGCGATGGCACCGGAAGAGATTGAGATGGGCAAGCCGTGGACCGATGACGGCGTAACCAAGTTTAAGATCGAGGGGCTGCTGGAATATCTGCACCACCGCAGGTTTACTGCGCTGGGCCGAGCTCAGATCATTCAGATGATCAGGGACATGGGCGGCGATAACGGCAGTCAGAATATTATGAAACGAGGCGGGAAGCGGACCAAGATACGTTGTTGGTGGGTTCCTGCATTTGAAGAGGACGAGGTAGAATTACCCGTACAGGAGATAGATAATGACATCCCATTCTAACAGATTGCTCCGGGTCGGAGAGGTTGCCGATCTATTGGGAGTATCACGGTCTTACGTCTACAAGTTAGCACAGATGACGGACGACTTTCCGAAGCCCATTGTTCTTGGGTCCGACGATAATCGACGCTCGGCTTCGCGCTGGGTTTTGGCGGAGATCGAAGATTGGGTCAACAGCAGACCAAGAGGAAAAGATTATGATACCTAAAGCGGAACTTGTTCTAGGCCCACCGGGCACTGGTAAGACATACTACCTCATACAGCAGATCAAAGAGGCGTTGGCTAGTGGAGCGCACCCGTCTCGACTGGGGGTTATTTCATTCACGCGCAAGGCTATCGAGGAGATGGTAACAAGAGCCTGTGCTGAGTTTAATCTGGAGGCCAAAGACTTTCCCCACATGCGGACGAGCCATTCGTTTGGGTTTCGTGGACTTGGGTTACAGTCTCAAGACGTGATGAACAAAGAAGACTACGACAACATCGGGCGCGAGATTGGTTTGACCTTCGAGGGTAAGATACGGACGAACCTCGAGGATGGCATGTCACTGCCCACGCTCGGAGGATCGGGGTCCAAGTACCTACAGCTTGAGAACCGCGCACGGTTGCGCATGGTTGATTTGGACACGGAGTTCAATCAGGAGGGCGACAGGGACTTGTTCTTTCCCAAGCTGGAGCAGTTATCCAAGCAGCTTATTGAGTACAAGGCCGCGACCAGCAAGTACGACTATGTGGATATGATCGAGAAGTACATCACGCTGGGGATCCCACCGAACCTCGACTATTTGTTTATCGACGAGGCTCAAGACTTCACCCCATTGCAGTGGCGCATGGCGGAGAAGATAGCGGAGAAGTCAGAGAAGGTTTATATTGCTGGGGATGATGATCAGGCCATTCACAGGTGGACGGGCGTTGATGTTAAGGAGTTTAACAAAAGCTCGGCTAACGTCAAAGTTTTGGCTCAAAGCTATCGCATTCCAAGATCGGTTCACGCGCTGGCAAAGACAATCGCCCAGCGGATTGATGATCGGCACGTCAAACAATTTAAGGCTCGAGACGAAGAGGGTAACGTCGAATACGTTTATCATCTGGAGGACGTTCCGCTGCACGAGGGATCGTGGACCATCATGGCTCGAACTAACGGATATGTTTACGAGTTAGCCAAGCATGTTCGAAAGGCTGGGTTTAAGTATTCAATCAAGGGCAGGCCGAGCATACCGCTCGAACTGGTGGCGAACTTGGGCACTTGGAATGACCTATGTGCTGGTAAAAGCGTGGGGCTGCAACGCATTAAGGACCTGTATTCGGCGGTGCCAAAGCAGGGAAAGAACGCTGTAGTCAAGCGTGGCTCGACGCAGATGCTGGACGTGCTTGCTCCGGACGCTGAACTGGACATAGAAATCTTGCAGCTTCAGTACGGGTTGTTGGCTGGGCCAGAGCAGAGCGCCTATGAGGTGATGCGCGTGGGCCGAGACGATCAGGATTACATTGACGCCATGGCTCGGAGAGGCGATGATTTAATGTCGGAGCCTCGGATCAAGTTGTCCACATTCCATGCGATGAAGGGTGGGGAGGATGACAACTGCGTTGTGTACACGATGTCGACGGCGGCGTGTGTTAACAGCGATCATCCGGACGATGAGCATCGAGCATTTTACGTTGGCGTAACCCGAGCGCGTCACACGCTATACATTCTTCAGAGCAACCATAAGTACAGGTACACGATATGAAACGAGATGAAGATTTTAATTTAAAGGTAACTGTTCGCAATGGAAGGTTACTTCGTGCGATACGCGAGCGGTATTCTTCTGTTGCGGACATGTGCCGAAAGATGGGTCGTTCGCATCAGACGGTAAATAAGTTAATTACGATGAAGGCTGTTCCGTATAATTCGAAGGGTTGGACGGATTTAGCTTTGGATATTGCGGGGATGGTTGCCCGGGATCCGGAGGATTTGTGGCCGGATCATATGCGTGAGCTTCGTTTGAGGAAATCGACATCTGAGGTTAATCTTGATTTGGACGACGTAAAGAAGTTAGTTCAGGAGGGTTCGTCAGAAAAGACTATATCGCAATTAAGTGCATTAAGTCAGTTTTCCAAGAACCTAACTCCTCGGGAGCGGGATGTTTTAGCTCGGCGGTTTGCGCATGACCAGAGTTTGGATGAGTGCGCTGCATCTTTGAGAGTTTCCCGGGAGCGGGTTCGTCAGATAGAAACTAAGGCTTTTCGGAAGATGCGCAAGGTTGCGTCTAATTTGGGGTATATGGATGTTAAGAACCCTAAGTGGGACCCGTATGATTGGGAAACGGGGAGGGCTCGCCGCTGGCGGCTTGAATTATCTCTTAAACCTCGTGGTCAAGATTTATTGGAGGATTGAAGTGATGAAACGAGATGAAGTTTTAGATGAGGCGAAGGAACTGATCAATGGTCCGAGGGCCACGGATTACGGTGACGCATACGACAACCACTCTCGGATCGCCACCGGATGGAATGTAATTATTAGTGGGGCAATGAAGAGCCACGGTCATGTGACCCCGGCGCATGTTGCGTTAATGATGGACTGGGTAAAGAGTGCACGTCTTATCGAGACTATAGATCACGAGGATTCGTGGATCGACAAGGCTGGTTACAGTGCCTTGGGGGCGGAGCACACGGATCGTGACAAGAGCAGTGTTTCGGATATCATAGATAGAATGCGAACAAAGAATGCAAAATAACTTATTCGGCAGTGCGCTGCACCACCAGATTAAAAACGAGTTGGATCTGATCGATGCCGACTGGAACATTCCACCGGAGTATCCCGATCTTACGGGTTACAAAGAAGTGGCTGTGGATCTGGAGACATATGATCCCAACATCAAAACCTTGGGTCCGGGCTGGGCTCGCAAGGACGGGCATATTATAGGGATTGCTGTGGCAGCGGGGGAGTACAAAGGGTACTTCCCGATCCGTCATGAAAACTCCCATAACCTCGATCCCAAGTTCACCATGCGCTGGCTCAAGAAGCAGATGTCCGTGCCCGACATGAACGTGATCATGCACAACGCGACCTACGATGCGGGATGGATGAGAGCCGAGGGCGTAGAGATCAAGGGTCGGATTATAGACACGATGATTACTGGCGCGTTGGTCAATGAAAACCGTTGGTCCTTTGGCCTCGATGCTATGGCTCGGGATTTTGTTGCGCTACGCAAGAACGAGAAACTGCTGCAAGCTGCTGCCAAGGAATGGGGCGTTGATCCCAAGGCAGAGATGTACAAGCTGCCACCTAAATATGTGGGGGCCTATGCCGAGCAGGATGCAGTGGCTACGCTTAAACTGTGGCAGGCTCTGAAGATTGAGCTCGAGGATCAGGAACTCTGGCATATCTGGGACATCGAAAACGGTTTGATCCCTTGTATGTTGGACATGCGAACCCAAGGGGTGCGAGTGGATCTGGATAAAGCCGAGCGGAATAAAAAGCTGATCCGTAAACAATCCAAGCTGTTGCGCGGCAAGATCGAAAAGGCGGCTGGCATGGAGGTGGACATTTGGGCGTCTGCTTCAATCCAAAAGATGTTCGATAAGCTGGGAATGGAATACCCAAGGACCGAGATTAAAGAAAACGAGGATACTGGTAAAACCACAGGCGGAGCTCCGTCGTTTACCAAGGCGTGGTTGAACAACCATCCAGCAGAAGTATGCCAGCAGTTGGTTAAACTAAGAGAGTATGACAAGGCGGACGCTACGTTTATCGACAGCATTCTGCGGCACGAGCACAACGGACGCATTCATACGGAACTGCACTCCACCCGCAGGGACGAGGGCGGTACGGTAACGGGACGGTTTTCGTCCTCGAACCCCAACCTTCAGCAAATCCCGGCTCGGGATCCGGATATTAAGAAGATGATCCGCGGATTGTTTATTCCGGAAGAGGGAATGAAATGGGGGTCGTTTGACTACTCGAGCCAAGAACCGAGGCTCTTGGTTCACTTTGCAGCGAGCGTTCCGTCTGCGCTGCGCAGTCATGTGGTTGATAACGTGGTGGACGAGTTTAACAGTGGGGACGTTGACCTGCATCAGATGGTAGCGGATCTTGCTGGGATTACGCGCAAGCAAGCCAAGACGGTGAACCTTGGGATTATGTACGGCATGGGCGTAGCCAAGCTGGCAGATCAGTTGGGTATTCCTGCGGGAGACGCCAAGGATTTAATTAAGCGGCACCGCAGTAAGGTTCCGTTTGTTAAGCAGCTTGCGGACATGGCTACCAAGCAGGCGGACAAGAACGGTCAGATACGCACTCTGCTGGGCCGTAAGTGCAGGTTTCATCTTTGGGAGCCCCTGAAGTTCGGAGTAGGCAAACCCCTACCTCTCGAGGAAGCTCTGAAGGAGTACGGCAAGGATATTAAGAGGGCATTCACTTACAAGGCGCTCAACCGTTTGATCCAAGGATCAGCGGCAGATCAAACCAAGAAGGCGATGCTCGATTGCTACAACGAGGGACTTACTCCTATGCTCACGGTTCATGATGAGTTATGCTTTAACATAGAGAGCCCAGAGCAAACGGCTAGGATTAAGGAGATCATGGAGACAGGTGTGCCGCTCAAGGTTCCTTCGAAGATAGACGTAGACATCAAGGAAGATTGGGGAGAAATCGAATGATCGATCCAAACATTGGAAAGACACTTGGACTAAAAGACATGCACCCTGTTCAGGTAGAGGCGCTGATGGACTTTGTGGGCATGGCCCTAAATCTGTCGGCTATCTCTGGGGACGATGAAATCATCCAAGAAACAGAGACCATCGCAGACGAACTGGTCCGTCTGTTCGGAGGCTCTGGCATCAAGGTGACTATCGAGACGCTGTAGCGATCTCCATATTCCGGGCGACATCGATGGGGTTGTCGCCTAATAAACTTGGGGACAACTTAGCTTGACCTGTTGGAACGGCGGGAGCAGGCTGCGGAGCTCGACCTTCAAGTAATGTCGAAGGAAGGTTCGGATCAAACACTGGCAAGCCACTCGGTTGATTGAGTGGAGTTGAGGGCAAGTTCGGATCAAACACAGGGATAGAAGATGTGGGAGCCG